TAAGAGATATGCTTGCTGGTAATGCTCGGTCTTCAATCAACATGACTGTCAAGTGGGATGGTGCGCCTGCAATCTTTGCTGGTATTGACCCAGAAGATGGTAAGTTCTTTGTTGCAAAGAAGTCTGTGTTTAACGCGACTCCTAAACTGTACAAGACTACAAAGGAGATTGATGATGACCTCTCAGGAACACTCAACTCAAAATTCAAAACAGCCCTTGAATATCTGGGAGCAATTGGAATACGAGGCGTTATACAGGGCGATCTCATGTTCACCGATGACGTTGAAACAACTACAATCGAAGGAGAGAAATATTATACGTTTCAACCCAACACGATTGTCTACGCTGTTCCTATTGATAGCACTCTTGGTAATATTATAGAGAAAGCAAAGATTGGTATTGTATGGCACACAACATATAAAGGTGATGCACTACAGGACATGACTGCATCATTTGGTGTTGATATCTCTGGTTTAAAAAAATCATCTAATGTCTGGATGGACGATGCAACGTACAAAGATACGTCTGGTAAAGCAACTATGACTGCATCTGAAACAGATAAGGTTACTGCTGCACTGTCTAACACTGGTTCTACTTTCAAGAAAATAAATGCAGTACAACTCAAGAAGTTTCTAAATCTACAGGAAAGTATGACAGGTGCAATCGCTGGTGCATCTCTCAAGACATATAACAACAGTAAGGTTCGTGCTGGAGAAAAGATTACTAATCCTAAAGCACACGCAAAAGGATATGAGAAGTGGGTCGAAATGTCAATTCAGAAACAAATTGACAAGGCCAAGAGTGTTGGTGGTAAAAAGAAATACACAGACATTCAGAAAGAATATGTAAGAGAAGTCAAGAAACACACCAACAATCTAGTGTATATCATTACGTTTCAGAACTATCTAGTTGACGCAAAATCTCAAATTGTAAATAAACTAAATAGTGTAAAGGGATTGACTGATACGTTCATCAAGACCGCAAATGGATTTAAAGTGACTAATCCAGAGGGTTATGTCGCTATTGATAGAGTTAGTGGTGGTGCTGTTAAACTAGTAGACCGCATGGAGTTTTCGTTCAATAACTTCACCGCTATAAAGGCATGGGATAAATGAAAACATTTTTAGATTTCGCATCTGAACTTACAGAGTTTAAACTCGTAAACAAGGCCGCCAGAAAAAAGATGGCGATTAGGATGCGTAGACAGGCACAATCTTCTTCATTTAAACTAAAAGTTGCAAGAGCGAAACTTAAAGTTGCGCCGCCAGAAAAACTACTGATGAAGGCAAGAAAAACAGCAAAACAAAAAATAATTAATAAATATTTTCCAAAGTATGATGAATTAGATATGCAAGGAAAATTAAGAGTTGACCAAATCATTGCTACAAAGTATGGTAATGCTATTGCTAAAATGACGCAAAAAAGTATACCTAAGATGAAAGCAATGGAATTTGAAAAGGTCAAGAAAGCGAAAGAGGCTAGGACAAATGCGTAGTTTTTCAGATATTGTAGAAGCTCGTGGCGATACTGCCGTATTTACTTTTGGTAGATTCAATCCACCAACCACAGGACATGAGAAACTTATAGATGCACTCGCAAGAGAGCAGAGTAAGAACGCTGGTTCTATGATGCACGTTTATCCATCAAAGTCACAAAACGCTAAGAAAGACCCACTTCCATATGCAAAAAAAGTTGCGTATATGAAGAAGATGTTTCCGAAGTACTCAAAAAATATTACAGTAAGTACACCAAGAACTGCAATTGAAGTTGCAGTAGAACTATACAAAATGGGTCACAAGGCAATCGTAATGGTTGTTGGTTCTGATCGTGTTGCAGAGTTTGATAAACTTTTGAATGAGTATAATGGTGTTGAAGGTAAAAAACATGGATACTATGGTTTTGATAATATCGAAGTAGTATCTGCTGGTGAACGTGATCCTGACTCAGAAGGTGTATCTGGTATGTCTGCATCCAAGATGAGAGCTGCAGCAGCAGAAGGTGATTTCGATTCATTCAAAACTGGTGTACCATCTGGTTTCAAAGATGCACTAAAACTCTATAACGATGTTCGCAAGAACATGGGTATTCGTGAAGAACGTGATATGGGTGAGATGACTGACTTTGAAACACTCAGAGATATGTATCTTACAGGTAAACTATGGAATGTAGGTGACCTAGTTGAAGCACACGGTTACGAAGGTAGAGTAATTAATAAAGGCACAAACTACTTGACATTTGTATCAGCTGATGGTAAAGTACATAAGACTTGGTTACACCACATTGTAGAACGAGACTATAAGAAAGAATACGCTGACTACCAAGGAACACCAGAACAGATTGCAAGACGTTCTTCTAGGAACAAGGCTCGCAGAGTTATGGGTGACAAGGCAACTAAGGGTATGGATGTAGGACACAAAGATAATAATCCTATGAACAACGATCCAAGTAATCTTAAAAATGAAGACCCATCTGTTAATCGTAGAGAACCAAGACTGAGAGAAATCAAACAAGACAAAGAGATTAAGGACAGAGATGGTTCACAACCAGCAAAGTATTATGCAAAAGATACTGAAGGTGATACTATGTCAAAGTCCACCAAACAGGCTCGTGCAAGACACTTTGATAAAAATAAAAAAGGCCCTGCACCAGGCGATGCATCTGCAACAACCAAACCATCTAAGCACACTAAAAAGTTTAAACAGATGTATGGTGAGAAACTTGGTAAAGATGCAGATGCTGGTGACTACATAGATGATTTTGAAAAATCTGATGCACCACAGTTCAAAGGTAAGTCTAAAGAAAAACGTAAAGATATGGCGGTTGCTGCATTTTTAGATAAGAAGGACGAATTAAAGTCTACTAAAAAAGAAGAAGTCTTAGATGAAAAGATTGCTGGTTTGGTTAATAAGGCAAAGAAGTCTGGTATGCCATACGGTATTCTAAAGAAAGTCTATGACAGAGGTATGGCTGCATACAAGACAGGACACAGGCCTGGCACTACTGCACAACAATGGGCATTTGCAAGAGTAAACTCATTTACAACAAAGAGTGCTGGTACATGGGGTAAGGCAGACAAAGACCTTGCAAAACAAGTTCGTGGTGAATCAGTAGAAGAATCTTGTTGTGATGATTGTGCAGATACAAATGAAGGTCTTTGGGATAACATTAGAAAGAAGAAAGCAAGAATTGCAAGAGGCTCTGGTGAGAAGATGAGAAAAAAGGGTGACAAGGGTGCGCCCACTCCTGACCAAATTCAAAGAGCAAAAAGTGAAGATTTAAATGAATGGGGTGAAGTTTCTGAAAAGGCTGAGTACCAAGGTAGGTCTGTAGAACTAAATAATCCTACAAAGGGTGACCGAAAGAAATATAAGGTCTATGTCAAGAATGACAAGGGTAATGTTATTAAAGTAGAGTTTGGTGACCCAAATATGTCTATCAAACGAGATGACCCTGAGAGAAGAAAGAATTTTAGAGCAAGACATAATTGCGATCAAAAGAAAGATAAAACAACAGCAGGATATTGGTCTTGTAAGTTTTGGTCTACAAAGTCGGTTTCCGACTTGATGAAAGGATAAGAAAATGGGCACAGTTAGAATGGGTGATCTACTGGAACAAGCAAGAGCGTTTGATCCAAGTAAAGCAAAACCAAGAACAACAACTTGGGCTCCTTTGGAAGAAGGATTTGCAAGTGATGCTCAAAGGCGTGCTGCATTTGCAAGTGGATACAAAGAAAAAGGTAAGAAGAAAAAAGAAGAAGATGTCGAAGTTCAAGAGGATGGACACACAGATGTTGCTTCTGCAATGACTAATGTAAAGGTTGCAATGTCTGCACTTACAAAGATGTCTGGTGAACTTGCAAAACTCAATCCAGAAGATGCGCTCCCTTCATGGTGGACTAATAAAGTCGCAGTTGCAGTTGACAAACTGGATGGTATGGCAGATTACCTTGACACACAGGTAGAAGAAGTTGAACTTGAAGAGAAGTTCAAAGTTAAAGATACAGTTATTCCTAAAGTAGGGCCTCATAAAGGTGTTAAACACACAATAATCCACGACTTTGGTGATTG